AAACTCTTAGGGCCATTTTCAAGTAGTTCAAGTTCCATTTTATTACTGGTGTAGGATTTGTATTCCTCTCTCCAGTTTGAATCATCGTAAAGTGGTGTTGTCATTTGTTGTAAGCGAAAGTTTTACCTTTAATTTGAGATTGTCCCTCTGGGTTTTTACCTTGTGGTTGGAATTTACCCACACCTATTCCTTTTGTTTTTGGGCCAAGTCCACCCTTTCTTGTTGCTGATAGTGTACCACCTTTTTTACCTGATGTCAATACGGAGTCCTGTCCATATTTCCTACCTAACTTTTTAACTTCTTTTTTAAACTTTCTCTTACCCATCTTACCACGATCTATTACATGACTCCTTTCTTTTACCTTGGTTTCCTTTCCTGTCTTTTCATCCTTCTCAACATATGACCCAGTTACCTTTGTAGCACCTCTTTTAAATTTACCACGAATATCTTTGTCCAGTTGCTTTGCCCTTGCACGGTTTTCTTTTGCAGAAAGGTTAGCTCTAGATGCAGACATGACAGCAATACCTTTTTTATCTGATTTACTTTTAATTCTACTAAGACTACTCTCGTCTAAGAACTCTTTAAATGTCTTCATCCTTCGCACTAATTTTTAAGTATTTATTATCGAATGATTTGTATGTCCTCATCCTCTGTCCACAATTCTACATTATTTCGGAATCTACCCTCTGCTTTTAACTTATCATATCTCTTACCTGCTTTCTTTTTCCACCATGCAATAATATTTTCAAGATAAAACTTATCCCAGTTCTGACCACGGACTAATTTATCTTGCTCACCATTAATCACTTCACGAACATTTCCATATCCATAATCAGATATGTATGCTCTCTTTTGTTGAGTAAGACTAAATGCCATCTGAATGACAGAATTAAATTTATTCAATTTATCCTTATCTTGTAAACTATTTCTAATGATTGATATCATCTTAGTTTGTCTCTTCATCTTTTTAGATGATGCACGATTCTCAGTGAGTGGTTGATTATCATTCCACTCTGTAAATGCATTATGAAGTTCATGAAACTTCTCTCTATGAAGCAATGGTAGAAACTTACTGTCTGTTAATCCTTTATATCTTATGAAAGGTTTTAATCCATCATATTGAGATGCACTTGTGGTTGAACCATATAACGATGTTGTTTCAAATAATGCAATATCTTTTTCAAATACTTTAGATACTTGTTCTCTAGCATAATGAGATACACACATCAATGCTAAAAGTTTACCACCAAGATAATTAAATCCAAAAGGCTGTGAAGGAACAATAGCAAATCCCATAACAGCATGACGATTAAATCTAGAAAGATCAGGTGCTTTTCCTAACCAAATATTTCTAGGTTTAGAATTTATAGTTGGAGATCCAAAACGAATGAATCCAATAATCTTTTTTGTATTCTTTTCATACACCATCCAACGTAATTCTCTTCCGGGAATATTATGTTCAATAACATGAGATGATGTTGCTGTTAGATACTTAATATAAATGTCTTGACTAATACTATCTTGAAATCTATCTCCTACAAACTTTACCTCGAAATCCATATCCTGTGGATGTATATCTTCATTCAAGAATGCATCCTTATCAGAGATGCCGGGAATAACTGCCATGCTTGATACTGCCTGACCTTTTGCATAACGCAAATAATCTTCTATCGAACTAAAGTTCTGAAAATAATCTATAAACTTATCAGCAGCCCATTCTGCCTTGCTTTCATCAACAACATTAATCGTCATGGTCATCCCAAGGATCTCTCAAATTTTCATTGGCAAAGAATCCCTTATAGATTCCGAAACCAGTGAGTAATATCATCATTATAGCAATAGAAATGACAGTTGTATACTCTGGTGGATATGAAGCGTGTGGTATCATTGTATTACTGGCATTTTTCTTGGATAGTTACTTCTAAGTTCTTCGAGTTCAATTTTGATCTCAATTATCTCAGTAAGATCTTTTACAGATTCTGACATGGTACGATATCCATTGCCAACATAAATTTGCCCTGCCATAACTGCGATAGTTGCAGCACCCCAAAAGATGTAATACTTTCCAGACTTTATTTGATGTTTAATTTTTTGTATTGGTTTCTTGCTCATTTTCATAATTTTTATTTGGATAATAAACCTCAACATAAGAATTACATCGAGGGCATGATAAATTTGTTACCATACTATACTCTGCTTCATCAAAATCGTCAAGATCATGATCACCTCCCCAGATCAATTCAGTTCCACAGTGCCAACAATTCATTCAATGATGTCCTCCAATTTATACAGAGAAATAAATTCTATTTCATTATTTTCCCATACCTTATGATTCTCTTGACGATCAACAATTGCAATAACACGATTTACGATGTATCCCGCATTACGAAGAACATTCACGGCCTTGATTGCACTACTACCTGTTGTAGTTACATCTTCTAATACTGTGACGATAGATCCTTTGGGTGGTTTGTTACCTTCGATCACTTCTTTTGTACCATATCCTTTTGGATTCTTTCTCACGATAAGAGCATCGATATGCTTACCAGAATAATATGCTTTTTGTGCAATACCACAAACTAATGGGTCAGCACCAAGTGTAAGACCACCAACTGCAACTGAGTTATCTTCAATATGTTCTATCATTAGATGTGAACACAAAGCATTACCTTCACAAGATAAAGTAACGGGTTTACAATTAATGTAATGTTCAGATTCTTTACCTGATGAAAGAGTAAAATTACCCTTCTTGTATGCCCTCTCTTTGAGAAGATGGAGTAGTGTCTTTCTATGAGTTTCCATTAGAGTATAAGTTTCTTAGATGGTTTTGAGATCTTACCAAACATTGAATTATACTGTTCAATAATATCTGGTTGTGGGTCAGTGGTGTAAACAATATACTTTGAAGTGATTTCAATTTCACCCTTTTGGGATAAAGGAGACCAAGGTGCAAATGCAATTTGCCCTTGCTGTTGAGACGGTACTGCCACAATTGGATCAGTGATTGTTATTGAACTAGCTTGATCTTTTATAAGGTCAGCGATTACATCTTCACCAGACCACATACGAATAAGTTTTACAGTCATTTAAAGTTACTCATTACAAATAAGTATACCACATAACCAGAAAATATGCCACTCATGAGTAATAATATTCCAAGAGCACCAAAAAAATCTAACTTAAATGGTTTTTTCTTCTTCATTTAATTTTTCCACTAACTCATCACAACAATAAAATATATTCTTATAGTTTTGTTCTTTACCTCTGTACACCTTGAAGTATTTCATAAGGATAGGTAGAATGTCTGCTTCCTTCATTTAAACTCACACTCCACCATAAGTTCAGTTAAACATGCAAGCATATTTATTTCCTGATCTGCAACAAATGCTACTTGGAATTGATATTTAGCCAGAACAAGAACAGCAGCAGGAATGGAACTAACAACCAAGGTCTCATACAGACTATCGTAAATACGACGGAAAAGCAAAGTAGTATCATTATCCATGTTGGTATTAACCCACTTACGGACTTCAGAAAAGTTTTTTTCTTTGAGATTCTTGGTGAGATCATTGATTGAAATATCTGAAAAGGACGCTAATATGCCAGAGTCTATTTCACCTCCGACGGAGTATCTTTGACACTCATTTAACACTCTCCTCCAATCAGGAAAATGTTTATTTATTAATTCAATTATAACTTTCTTATCATACTTAATTCTTTCTAATTCTAATATCTCAATTATTCTCTGAAAGAATCCTGCTGCTATTGTTGGTTTGTCTTTTTTGTTAACATTGAAGTCAATAACAGAACACCTACTATGTAAAGGGTCGATAATTTTGTTTTTGTAATTACAGGTAAAGATAAACCTGCAGTTTCTGGAGAACTCCTCAATACTCGCTCTGAGAAGGAGCTGTACGTCGGAAGTGGTATTGTCTGCTTCGTCAATGATAATGACTTTATGTTTCGACTCGCTTGTAAGAGAGACGGTAGATGCGAAGTTCTTCGCGTTGTTCCGAACAGTGTCGAGAAACCTTCCTTCATCCGATCCATTAATGACATAAAAATCTGCTCCAAGTTGATTACATAATGCTTTTGCAACTGTTGTTTTTCCGATACCGGGTGGGCCTGATAACAACATGTTTGGTATCTCACCACTGGATAGAAAATCCCTAAAAGTCTTCTTAATACCATCAGGGAGAATACATTCTTCAATTGTTTTGGGTCTGTATTTTTCAACCCATATAAAATCACTCATTATTTAAAACCCTTAGATTTTTTCTTTGTCTTTGGTTTATCAAGAACCTCAACAACGGTTCCTTCAAAGAAAGGTGAACGACAGTTATTCCACCACCATTCTTGAACCTCCTGCCATGATTCTACCACAAAAGAATTACTTGTGCAAACTATCTTATAATGATGTCGATCATAAGATATATCGGATGTCTGTTCAAAAAATTGAGTATCTTCTTTTTCAATTAATTTAGTCATGATATTCTTTTCTAATCATGGTTTTATTTTTAATAATTATCTGATTATTTTCATAGTCAGGAACAAATTCTAATACATCACTATTCTCCCACATGAGTTCTTCATACAACATATTGAGTTGTCGCATGTCTTCATACAAGTCTGTTGGTTCTTCTTGATTGTCTTCAAACATTGTTATCCACCCAGTCTGGTTTGCGGTCAGGTATGCGAAGATAATTGTCCTTTACCCAAGGTTTGGATGCAATGTATCTTTTATACTTGGTTAGAGTATCTATACTTGAATCATACTTAAATTCGTCAGGGCCTGCGAATGCAAACTCTGTTACATCTCTATGAATTGACAAATCTTTGTTTGTTTTTTCATTGAAGACTTGTCTTGCTTCTTGGAGTGTGTTTGAGCAAGAGTGAACCTTACCATATCTCTTGTAGTATTCATAACACAAAGCAACTCCATGTGCTAGTAACCATGCGGTTTTTGAGATATCTTGGGCAGCCCATACTGTGCATGGGTGTCCACGAAATGCACCCTTCTTAGTATTATAAGGTGATCCATCTTTCTTATGGAGCAATTCATCTCCCCAATTAAAATACCACTTGGAATAGACGACAGCCAACATCTGACAAGTCTCAAGTGGCATCTTTACAATGTGTTTATCTGGTAACACTTCAGCCGATTTGTAAGGGCAGTGTTCGGTCACGAATACGTTCATAATGTAGGTTTACCTTTCCTCTACACTATATTCTATCTCCAATACTTTACTCTGTCTACCCATACTGTTACACCTTGTCAACTGGCACATAGTACCACCTAATTCATCCACAAGCACTTCTATTTGTTGTATGATTTGTTCTTGTAATTCTTCTTCACTCATTTTTTTAACTTCTCCTGTTCTTTCATATACTCTTCTCTACCATCTTTAGTAAATATTCCCTTCTCATAATCAAAGTAAGGATGTGGTGCAGCACTTATAACAGGATTTTTAGATTTATTTTTAATTACAATAAATTTATCTTTTGCAAAAGTACCTGCGATCTGTACTTCGATATCATCACCATCTTTCCAGTTTATTTCACCCTTAAGATTAGTATGAAGCATGGCCTCTTGTATCTTATCAATAAGATCTTGTGTGAGTTTCATTTCCTTTTTTTGTTTCTGCTGTAAGATTTTTTACGAGTCTTTTTAAATACACCAAATTGTGCAAGTAGATAAACTGTTAATGCTGTCCAAAATACAACTTCAAGTGCTATATTATTCATTAATTAAATGTTGAATCTGGTTCTAATGCAATAAAGTATGTAAGGTTTAACTTACTATTACTAAACTTAGATAAGAGTTTAGATGAAACTACAACATCATAAGATCCGGGAATAATTCTTATATTCTCTACTTTGAAGTTGAATGAAAAATCTTTATCTGTTTCTCCCACAGTGACAGCAAACTCGTTTGATGTATCATTCTTCTTATCACGAACAACTAACTTGATTTCACCATTCTTACCAACAGCAGATAAATCTGGTAATTGATAAACTGCAGCAGCCTTAAGCATCTTCTCAAGAGTGACACTTTCAAGTTGAAAACATGCATCTTGTGATGGTAAACTTATTTCTTTCTCAGGTGGTGCAATAATTACTTGTGGGTCTGCAAAGAAATATTTTACTTTTCTTCTACCTTCACTAATAGTGAGATATGTTTCTTCAGAGAAATCAAGATCAGGATCTTGATGCAAACTTAGTCCATTCAAAAACTGATTGAGATCATAGATCGCAACGTCTCTTGGAAAATCCTCTGGTATTTCTGCTTCAGCAAGAATATTCTTTGCAACAGAGATAGTGCGTAATTGATTACCCTGCTTTACAAGAATAGAATTGTTGATACCTGCAAAGTTTTTTAGGATGTTAACAGTGTTGTCACTTAGATTCATAGCTTCAATCATTTAAGGCATTTGTTCAAAATTTCCAGATGGCATTGATGGTGTACCATAATGCTCATCAAAGTGTAATAATAGCATAGCATAATGTATGACTTTCATCAAGTCCTTCTTATTCTTTCCGTCTTTGTTTCCATACCTACTTCCATACTTCAGTATGTTTGCCTGACAAAAACCTGATGCAAGTTCCTTTGATGCCATAAGATCTATGGTTTGTACATTACGAAACTCATGAGACTTTCCTGTGTAGTGTCCCTGATAAGTTCCAGATACATATTCTCTTATATCACTTAGAATTTCTTCTTCATGATATTTAAAATAGTGTGCCATTAAAGGTTCCTGTAATTTTTCTAATTGTTCTTGATGAAATTGTTTTGTCCATCCATCATTATAAAATGAGTTAGCATTTGTGAAATGATGTGAGTACATATCATCTATATCTGCAGTATGATAATAATCGGTTTCATAATCGAGATCATCAAAATCATATGCAGTATTACCTGCTCCGATTTTAGTGTCGATAATAGGATATTCTTCGTCCATAGTTCCGTTCAAAGCCTCCCATGCTAAACTCCATGCATTAACCATATGTGAAAAGAAAACCATTTACTAAACTCTCTGCTTTTTCTTTACCAAACTTACCACTCAGATAACCTGATACTGGATCGAGTTTGGTCATGTATGCATCAAAGTCTTTGTAGACGGAAGTGTCTACTCCAGTTGGTTTCTCTAATTCTAACATTTCCTTGTACTTTGTCAAGTATGTCTTAAACATGTCTAGATGTTCATCAACTTCATTCATTGTGCATTTTGCAATATAAACATTTTCTGAAAAATGATTTCCGGGTTCAAAAAATCGATAGTCTCCATCACTCTTAGGAAGACCATCAACTGAGAACAAATAATTCTCTACAGGATGTTGGAAGTCAAAGACAATAATGACCTTCTTGTCAAAAAATCCCATAAGATCCATACCAAAACATGGAAGATTACTGCCTGTTTTAGGATAGATGATGTTGTTGTATATGCAAGACTTTTCATTCCAAATCTCCACAACTCTTGACTTAATTATATAGTCATGTTTGTAGACTTTTGCAGAAAGCACAGTGCCCTTGGCCTCCCAATCTGCCCAAGGATGAGCAAACTGGAGATCAAAGGCATCGTGTAATGCTTCCTTGTAGTTACCCCACAGATTCATCGGACTCCTTATCAAAGTCTACATCTGCATCAACCTTATCATAGAGTTCCATGAATGATTGCTTAGTCTCATCATCAAAACGATTGACACAAACTTCGATTGCTTTTGCCTTATCTCTGAATATAGAGAATGCACGAATGACATGAACAAGTCTACGAGTTGAGATGATCTCTTCGATACCACCATCATAGAATGTACGACGAATAATGTCTGCCCAATCGACAAGTTTCTTGATGAATGCATCATCATGAACACCAACACTCGCAGAGTGTAGACGAAGCATCTTCTCTTCAATCTTAACATGAGGATATGATTGCTCAAAGGTCACAGGGAATCTCTCAAGGAATGCTTCATTAAGAACATTAGTTCCGATGAATCTACCATCCTCAGATCCTTTACCCTTGGTGTTAGCAGTTGCTACAATGTTGAATCCTGCAGCAGGTTTTACCCACTTTCCTATCTTCTTCAAGAAGACACCTTTGC